CGCACCAAAAGCACTCACGGCAGAAAAAGGAGTCGGCCGTGGTACGGGTGGCCGCCTACTGCCGGGTGAGCACGCTCTCGGAGGAGCAGGAGCTTTCATATGAGACCCAATGTGCATATTATCGCAACCTGGTTGACTCCGATCCTGCCCTTGAGCTGGTGGGGGTCTACGGGGACCGTGGATGCTCAGGGGTGATGATGAAGAGTCGTCCGCAGTTCCTCAGAATGATGCAGGACTGCAAGGACGGCAAGATCGATTATGTGATGGTCAAGTCCGTCTCGCGTTTTGCACGCAACCTGGCCGACTGCCTCGAGTGCGTGCGGGCGCTCAAGGGCATGGGCATCCCGGTCCTGTTCGAACGCGAGGGCATCGACACCATGGACGACCGCGCCGAGATGATCCTTTCGATGCTCGCTGCCATCGCCCAGGAGGAATCCAACAGCTTGAGCATGAACATCAAGTGGGCGTTCGAAAAGCGCCAGGAGAGTGGCATCGCAGCGCGCCGCGTCCCTTATGGGTACCGCAAGGCCGCTTCCTCTGATACCCACGGCAGCGAATGGGTGATCCATCAACCCGAGGCCAAGCGGGTGAGGCTGATGTTCACCATGGCAGGGCAGGGATGCAGGTATAAGGAAATCCTCACAGCATTAAGGGCCTTGGAGACCAAGGAAAACCAAGCGACGCGGTGGTATCACGACAAGCTCTATCGGATGCTGCGTAGTGAGGTCTACAAGGGTGATGTGCTGACCACCAAGCAATACGTGGTCGATTACCTGTCAAAGAAGCAACGGCGCAACGAGGGCCAGCGGCCCCAGTTCTACATCGAGGACCATCATCCTCCGATCGTGGAGGTATCTTTGTTCGATCACGTGCAAACGCTCTTGGATTCAGGGGCGCTCAGGCACTATGCAAAACACTAGGAGGCATGCGGATGGAAGGACATACATATCAGGCAACAGGCAACACTCCGGTCGGGGTCAGAAGGCTCTATCGGGAGAGTGCGCTGCCGCAGGTGAGGGCGAAGCGGGTGGCGGCGTACTGTCGCGTCTCCACCGAGCTCGAGCAACAGCAAAGCAGCCTTGCGACCCAGATGGAGGCGTTCAACGACATGATCTCCCGCCATGCCGATTGGGAGCTTGCCGGCATCTATACCGATGAGGAGACCGGCACCAGCCGACGCAACCGTGACGGGTTCAATTCCCTGATGGCTGATGCGGAGGCCGGCAAGATCGACATCATCCTGGTCAAATCAGTCCAGCGGTTTGCACGCAACACCGTCGATGCCCTCACCGCTACACGCAGGCTCAAGGCCCTCGGGGTATCGGTGTTCTTCGAGCGTGACAACATCAATACCTCCCAGGCGACTTCTGAGCTGTATCTCACCCTGATGGCTGCAGTCGCCCAGGAAGAGAGCCACAGCCTTTCGGAAAACATGAAGTGGGGCATCCGCAAGCGTTTTGCCGCCGGTATCCCCAAGTGGGCGGCCACCTACGGCTATCGCAAGACCGATGAGGGTGATTGGGTGATCGAGGAGAACGAGGCCGTCCAAGTACGGAGGATCTTTGACATGTACAAGAACGGATCGGGCCTTCCCACCATCGTATCCGCATTGGAGCAAGACGGCGTGATCACCCAGATGGGAGGGACCAAATGGTATCCCCATACGCTTGCCACGATGCTCAAGAATGAGAAGTACATCGGGGATGTGAGGATGCAAAAGGATTATACGGCCGACCATCTTTCCCATCGCAGGGTCAAGAACCGCGACCTGCTGGTGCCCCAGTACTATATCCGCGACCATCACCCGCCCATCATCGATCGTGAGACGTTCGCGGTCGTACAGCGGATAGCACTGCTGTGCGATCCCCATCGTGGCTCCACCCAGTATCCCTACTATGGGTTCCTGCGATGCCCTCATTGTGGCCAGTTGATGATACGCTTCCAGCTCCCCGGGCATTTCAGCAAGGAGAAGGATTGGACCTGCGGCGGGGCTGCGGGGCATGAGAAGCGAGGTGATCGCACCTCCTGCATACCGCAATCGATCAGTGAGGGGTACATCCATGAGGCATTCTGGCAGGCTTTCGACGATTTGGACGAGAGCGGGTTGCTTGCCATTTCCCACTCGTCTGGCGATATAGCCGAAGGAGCACGGTTCGCTTTGGAGGCAAGAGGGCGTGATCGATCTGGGTTGGTTGGCAAGCGCAATGAGCCCTCCTACCATCTGTTGGTCAAGACTGTCGAGAGCATCTCTTTCACTGAGGATTATCGAACGCTGCTGGTGACCTGGAACTTCGGTGTGGTAAGCCGCGTCGACATCAGCTACCAGAGGCCGTGGCACCGTCCTACCAGCGTGTTGACCTACAGTGGCGATCGGTTCCGTATCGACGGCAAGCCGATCGGCAGCGGCAAGCAGGTGGCCACTTCTCTCAAGGCGAGGATAATCTATATCGATGCGATCAGGATCGTCGATCCTCCTGATGATGACGAGGTGCAGATACCGAACGTGTATCCACCATTGAGCAAGAAGCACAACAGGAACGAGGAGGACCCATGCGAGTTACCAGGGTAGTAAGAAATCAGGATCTCCAGGCGAAGCGGGTCGCCGCCTATTGTCGGGTGAGCACCCTGAAGGAAAATCAGGAGGAGTCGTTCGAGACCCAGCAACGGTATTATACCGATCTGATCAACCATACCGCCGGTTGGCAACCGGTGAAGGTGTATGCCGATGAGGGGTTCTCCGGAGTCCTTGCAGAAAGGAGACCAGGCTTCATGGCCATGATGGCTGATGCACGAGGCAACCTGATCGACATCATCCTAGTCAAGTCGATATCGCGCTTTGCCCGCAATGCGAAGGAAGCACAGCGCTATGTACATGAGCTCAAGGGTCTGGGTGTCGAGGTGCGCTTTGAGCGCGAGGGCATATCGTCAATGGACGGGTCGGCGGAGATGGCGTTCTCCATGCTGGCGGTCGCAGCCCAGGAGGAGTCCCGCTCGATATCGGAGAATATGAAATGGTCGCTTCGCAAGCATGCCGAGCAGGGTATCAGGCATCTGGGAAGCAACCGCATCCTCGGATACAATGAGGCCGACGGTGTGCTCGTGCCGAACCAGGATGCCTGGATCGTCAGGGTAATCTTCGAGGATTATGCGGCGGGTTTATACCCCATAGAGATTCAGCGTCATCTGGAGGACCTTGGTGCTGCAAACTCCACGACCAAGCGGATTCCCGGGGCAGGGAACATGAGGAAAGTGTTGTCCAACGAGGTGTATGTGGGAGACCGGATGATCCAGAAGGGTCCGGTGAGGGATCTGATCACCAAGCAGCCGGATTTCTCCAAGCCCTATACCAGCTACTACCTTACCGACGATCATGAGCCGATCGTGGACCGTCAGTTGTTCGAGCAAGTGACGGCACGGCTTGAGTGTGTTGATCAAGAGCGCAAGGCCGGCATCTATCGTACTTCGCAATCGCACTACCTGTATGGATTGGTATACTGCGGCGAGTGTGGCCTACCGTTTAGAAAGGGTGACGGTTCTCAGTACAAGGGTACCGAGTATGATTATCTGGTGTGTAGCTGTAGAAAGCGCAGGGACAGGAAGCAGCGCACCTGCACGAACCGGTCGATCAGGGTCGATCAGCTTCTGAAGACCCTCTCGGAAACTCTCGGACTGCCATGGCGATCGGTTGAGGAATTCGATTCCGATGCCTTGGTAGGCGCAGTCGAAAGAGTGGTCATCAAGCCGGATGGCGTCGATGTGATGATGAAGTATCGCCAGGTGGCCAATGGTTAAGTCTGTGGTTAATAATTTTAATATTGTTAAATACCTGCAAAATTAGTAATTATGTTTGACATTAGGCTCACTTAGTTGTATATATAGAATATGATTTTGCAATATTCTTGCAAAATGGAGGTATTGCCATGTTGTTGGAATTCAAGATGAAGAACTATAAATCCTTCAAGGATGAATGTGTATTCTCCATGAAAGTCGCCCCTAAGCAGAAGGGGCTGGACTACAGCATTCTTTCGGAGAAGA